TCTACATTAGGAGCTTTTTTAACTTTCGTAAGATACCTGTTTCCATTTGCATAATTGAATACACGTAACCCTTTACCTTCATTCGCATCACTCCAACAAGTACGCTTATGTTCACAATAGAAGCAACCAAAAGCGAGCTTACGATTGCCACTAGCACCATCAGGCACATCATCATAACACCTATCAGGTGGGTTAGTTTTATCCATTGCTCCTTTAAGATAGTCAATCCTTTCTTTAGCATTAATCATCTCCAAAGAATGAACAGGAGTTAAACATATGTTCCCATTCTGTTTATCTATTGCAAGAAAAGCAGCTTCATCTACTCCATTACCTTCAGCATAAGCAGAGATCTGTGCTATATAACCAAAGGGATCATCAGAGTATAACTTATTCTTAGAAAACTTTTCAAAGCTTCTACCTGATGCACTCTTACAATCAACTAACACTCCATCTATTACACAGTCTTGATGTCCTTTTATTCCATTGACATGTACTGTTTTTTGTAGGTCAGTTACTGTATGTCCTGCAAGTCTTGAGAAAAGAATCAATAAGTCTTCTAACATATGACCATATAAAAACTTAACTCTTGTACTAGGTTCTAAAGGTTTAGGTTCTTCTTTAGAATTTTTATCATACCATAATTGTCTAGCAGGTTTACCTATAGCAGAGAGTCTTAGGTTACGTCTCTTAACAGGCACCTCATTTAAAAAGTTTCTTAGTGTTTCTTTGAGACTCTCTGTAAAAGAATCTAAATGAGTATCAACTTCTTTCTCATCTAGTTCTACCTCTACAAGAGGATCAAACAAATCGTATATATCTTTTACTAAAGTATCAATAGATTTCATAATAAATAATGGAGAGATACTCGTTCAGTAGTACCTCTCCATCCTTTCATGGTTGGTTAAGAAGCGAAGGTTAGTTCTTCATCTGAATCTTCAGTTACAAATCCATCAGGAACTACTTCAAAAGCTTCATCTGCATCAGCATCTACGTTATAAGGTATTAAATTAGTTACCTGCACAGCACGTAAATCAGCAGAGACTCCAGAACGACCTTTGAACTCCCACTCATATGTACTATAAAGTACATTTACTTCTGAACCATTACCAATCATAGTACTAGCAATGTTTCTTTTCGCAGCATCAACCACTTCAGGTTGTTTATTCATGTTACCATCTTTACGTCTCACTTTTCTTTTAATAGTAACAAAGCTACCACGATCATCACCTTTATTCTTTACATCTAATCCATCAGCTTTAGCTTGATTAATATTCTTCTCGTCAAGATTAGATACATCTATCGACCATACTCCATCTGAATCAAATGTAGTATTTGGACTAACTATACTAGCCCAATATGCGTTTCCTTTTAGTACACTCATTTGTGTTTTCCTTTCGTTGTTATTAATAAATGAATTATGACATACCTCTGAATTAATGTCAAGAGATTTTTTCATAATAAATGTTTTATTTAAATTAAGTATTAAACTCATCTCGATTCTTGAGATAAGGTCTTGTTTTCCTTGATAACTTCTACCCCATGTTTTGTATTCAGCATCACTATAATTCTGTACTCTTGTGTTTTTATCTACAACTTTGTCAGTTAATTCTACTAACTCTTTTGCTTCACACACTACATAATCATGCTCTCTTTCAAATGCAAAGTAATCACAGTCACCATACAGCCAACCTTTATTACCCATTGTATTTAAAAACTCAACAACAATCCATGCGTCATCCAAAGATTTGTTTTTATTTCCAGTTCTTCTAGCCTTTACATCTACACTAATTGTTAATCCTTTGTAGGTTAAATATAAATCTATATGTTTATTTATATTCTCTTCTTCACTAGCTATCTCAACTGTGTAACCACGTGACTTAGCTGTATGTATAAATTCATTCTCTACTTTTATACCTCGCTTAATATAATCAACGTGATCTTTTCTTCCTTTAAATTCTTTTACTAATGTGTCTCTGCCCATGTCTTGCCTACCTTCCATTCACTATCAAGAGGACACTTCATTTGTAACTGTTTCTCTGTATCTTTCATAGCATCTTTAGTTATCTGTCCAAACTTATTTATATCTTTGTTAAGAACTTCAAACTGATACTCGTCATGTATACTAGCTACAAGTTTAGCATCAACACCTGTTCTGTTAATACGTTTAATCATATTAATAAGCCATAGCTTACATACGATTGCTCCTGCTCCTTGTATTAGAGTATTCAATGCACTATGTGGACTACGTATATGTAGTAGTCTACCATCAATACCTCTAATTAATTTTTTAGATGCAGCTTTTGTTACAGAGTCACGTACTCTTTTCAAAGCTGGCATACTATTTAAAAACTTATTAATTAATATCTGTCCTTCTTTAGCACCTGCTCCTACTATCTGACCTATCTTAGATGCACCTGCACCATACATAAATGCATATATAAATGTCTTTGCCTGGTCTCTGTTAGTTAATCCTGCCATTTGCATATTGTGTGTATGTATATCTCCAGTCAATAGTATATCTGTAAATGTAGTATCATTCATTAGATGTGCTAAACATCTTAACTCTAATCCACTTGCATCAGTTCCTACTATGGAATGAGTATAAGGATTATCAACTGTCCAACAATCCCTACACTCTTTTCCATATGGAGAACGAACTGCAGGTATCTGTGCCATGTTAGGAGAATGGTGAGACATACGACCTGTAATAGTTTTAAGAGTCATAACTCTACCATGTACTCTACCATCTCTATCATCACATGCTTCTATCCATGACTTGATCTGTGCTATACGTTTCTGTAATAAAAAGAAACGAGAAAACTTTTTTGCTTCAGGCATATCTATCTTATCTAAGACAGCTTCATTAATAATAATGTTACCTTTATCTGTATGTTGTTTTGGTTTCCAACCTAACTCTATTAGTCTACTTGCAATCTGTTGTCTTGATCCTATATTAAATGGTATGTATTTTGTTTTTGTTTTCAACTCAACAACTGTAGGATCAAAGGTAGTTACTGCCCACTTTTCTAAACCATTAGCTTCATCTTTTAATTTATTATATAATCCCATAGCTTTTCTCATGTCCATAGCAAAGCCATTCTTTTCTTGTTGATCTATAATAACTCTTACATTATGTTCTAATCTAATTGAACTACGAGAGAAACCTTTGCCTTCACTCTGTAATATCTGGAATAACTTATGTGTTATATTAACATCTTGTTTACAATACTCCAACATGTCTGGTGTATATACTTCAAATGTTTCTACATCTCCTTTAGGAAATCCTAATCTATCTCCCCATGCTTTTAAACTATGACCTTCACGTATAGGATTAAACAACTGTGATAAGACAAGTGTATCTACAATCTGACTAGGTTTTATATTAGTACCTAGCAATCTATTACACACAGGTGCATCAAATGATAAACCATTATGCATAATAAATTGCTTGACACCACGTGACCAATCTCTAAACCCATGTACCATATTAGGAGGAAAAGGATAAACCTTCCCTGAGTCTACATCTTTAGCCACTATACAATGAACCTTTGTTGCATCCAAGCTATCTGTTTCTATATCAACTATTGCTCTCATCTGTTTTCCAATCATACCAATACTCATTATATAATATCATGGGAGTTCTCTCACCTACCCACACATTTAAGATATTAAACTGAGCATAATCGTCTGCTTCTTCCCATGTCATACCATCTCGTTCTCTTAGTATTTTACATATTACACTATATGAATAAACATGTAAAGGTTTTTTTCCATATTGTTCTCCTATACCTATAATAGCATCATCAAAACCATCTATGGTCATAGCTTCAGCATCTAGTCCACACCAGTTACACTCTTCACCATCACCTACTTCCATTTCAGTTTTCTCTACGTTACAATAATGTGTCCACATTAGAATGGTATCTCCTCTCCATCATTATCATCTACTTCATAAGGATTGTCAATCTCTTTCATACGACCACTCTCTTTATCATAGAAGAGATGCGTAGCTATACCTGTATCACCTGTATATCTATTCTTTAGAATACGTATGGTTGTAGTGTTAGATGCTACATCATCTTCTGCTTGTTGATTTCTTTCTAAAGCAATCACACTATCAGATAGATGTGCAATAGATGCAGAGCCACGTAGATGTGAGAGAGTAACTTCTCTACCATTCTCATGTCCTGCATCACCTGCAGGTCTACGTAAGTGTGATACTAATAGTAAGCCAACACCTGTCTGCTCTACTAATGAACGTAACTTAGTCATCAATACATCAATAGACTTTCTCTCATCTCCATCTTCCTGACCTGATACAAGTATAGATAAGTGATCAAGGAATATCCATTTACAATCCAATGCTTGTGCCATGAATCTAACTCTTGAAAGTATCTCGTCATTAGATATAGAACCAAAGTGATCAAAGGCAAAGAACCTACCTGTACCCATAGTGTTATCAAACCATGTATCTAATTCTTCTTGGCTATACTTCTTACGTATCTCATTAATATATAGTCTAGCATTAGCTTCAACAGACATGATATTAAATGCTGTGTTCTTTGTGCTTTCTTCCAATGCAAGTATACCTACATTATCATTTGTATTCTTTAACATATGGTGCATCAACTCACGCATGATAGAACTCTTACCCATACCTGCACCTGATGTGAATGTAATCAACTCACCTGTACGCATACCATATGTCTTATCATTTAGTTTTTGCCAAGGGTATAGACATGTCTCACAATACTCCTCTTCAAATAAAGAAGTCTTTAAATCTTTTAGATTAACTATACCTGCAGGAGTATATGGTTGTGCATTCCACCATGCTCTTGAGAACTCCTCACGTTTATTCATCTTGAGATATTCATTCGCATCTTTATGTTCCATGTGCATGACCTTGCATTTGTTAGGAGCAAAGAGTTGTGCTACTTTTTCAGCAGCTTCTCTGCCTTGCTTGTCCATATCAAATGATATAACTATCTGATCATAGCTATCAAGATATTCAAATGCTTTCTTACAATCACGTAATGCAGAACCTGCACCAGTTTTAATAGATACACATGCCCACTTACTACCAAGTAATTCATAAGCAGACATGGCATCTACCTCACCTTCAGTAATAGTAATATACTTTCCCTTTGGTGCAAAGATATTCTGACCAAACAATCCTGCATCAGTCATGCTACCTTCAGTCCACATGTTTTTTGTTTGTACGTCTCGTACTTTGTTTGCAATATTATTTCCACCTTCATCAAAGTATTTATAGATGTGATGTGTATTCATATTGCCATTTACTTTTACATCTGTATTATATTTCTGTGCTGTATCTTTAGATATACTACGTTCACTTAACGCACCTAATGTACCCACAGTTTTCATAACACTTTCTGTTCTCATTGGTATTACTTTTTCTACTTCCATCTTATCTCCAAACCTAGTGTTGCAAGAAAAACAAAAGCTATAGCCTTCAGAATGATTTACATTCCCATCACTAGAGCCACACTTAGGACATGCTCCTCTATCTAACCATTGTTTATCCATATTATTAATCCAAACTATTTAAAGTATTATCATACAATTCTTCAACAAAGTCAAGTTGATCTTTCATTATTTCTTTAGCATCTGTTCTAGCTAAAGTTCTAGCTTCAACTTTATCATATCCTTCGTCAAGATAAGCACAATAGATTTCTTCAAGAACTCTTTCGTACTCTTTATCCCATAAGTTCTTAGGCATATTAGTCCTCTCTCTTCCATGCTCTTGAATCATCAGACCATACATGGTCAGCCCAATGACAAGGGTAATAGTTTCCTTCGTTGTCTGGTTCAGGAGATCTTTTAACTGCGATACCATACATATCTTTCATATCGTCTAGTAAGTCTATAACTTTTTCTATTTCCCATGCAGTTACATACTTTATACCTGACTCTCTATAACTTTGAGTAAAGTCATTACCTGCATTAAATAAATCTAGTAAGTGTTTCTTTTGTGCTTCATCTAAAATCATAGCACCATCTTTCTTTATTGCTTTAGCCATTATAGTTTCCTTTTCTTTTTGTTGTTGTTTTAATTCTTTATGTAACCAATTAGTAAACTTATTATCAGTCATATTGTTCTCCCTCACTATAGGATTGATTGTCTAAATCATCTACGACTTCTTTCTGTTGTCGTTTAATGTAGCTTTCATATTCTTTTTTAGCTACATCACCTGCATCATCTACTGATACAAGTGTATCTCTATCTTTTATTTTGTCAGGCATGTCATGTTTCCTTTCACTAATTTCCATTTAGTATTATCTATCAATACAGTTTCTTTGTCAAGCTTTTTATATTTAGCATCTAACATATGCCATAATCCTTCATGTGCCTGAATAAATTCAGGTATGCTAGTGTATGTTTTTAGTTCGCTATACATAATAATGATGCCACCTTTCTTCCCATAGTTCTGATAGATGTTCTTCTATCTCTTCGTCTGGAACATTAGGATTAGGATATGCTAGAGTATTCATGGCAACTGCGATTGCATCATATGGTTCTTTTATTCCTTGCGACTCCCATAAATCTACTACAGATACTTCATACTCATACTCTTCATCTAGTATTATACTATTTTGTAATGCTGTCATGTTATTTCCTTTCTTTTATATGTGTTGCATCTGGGTTTTCTACAGGCATAGCCCACCCATCTGATGTTGTAAACTCTTTCTCCAAACCTAATCTCTTATTTAACTCATCACACTTCTCATTCAATTCTTTTATTCTTATGTGTGCATCACGTAATTGTAGTTGTAATTCTCTTACATTCTTACGTAGTAATTCTTTCTCTGTCATTCCCATGTGCCTACTCCATGTGCTATCACTCTATACTTAGTTAAGTTCTTCATGTCTTTACCATAGAATAAACTAATCCAATCTCCATAACGTAGGTAATGACGCATGTCTTTTATATATCCATCACGCATAGACCTTTTGGCTATAGCACCTGATACATTCATACGTACCTCTCTATTCATAGACCTAGATACTTCTTGATTATGTTTAATCCATTCCAATACTTTATCTACTTGGAACGTAGCATTCTTAGGCAAGTCATATAACTCTTTTCTTATCTGTGATTTGTTCATTGTATTTCCTTTCATTGTACTCTTATTACTTCAAGACCATCATCATCTGACATAGGCTCTATGTCTACGCCACTATTAACATATAGTCTTTCTATATATGCTCTCGCATCTCCTTTAGATTTAAAGTACATTACATCACCATTGAACTTTGCTAATGGTTCTAATATAATCTCTTCATCTTGAGATACAAAAGCAACTATATAATTTTTATTCATGTTCCTACCAATCCAAACGTACCTAAAAACATCATTACTATTAAGTACATAAGCCATAGTATCACAATGTATTTAACTATGTCAAACAATATATTAATTATTTTACCCATCATACGCATCTAATTCTGACCAATCTATCTTGTCTTCTATAACATAAGGTATCATTAAGGGTTCATAATAAACTTCTCTTGCCCATGATTGACTATATAATTGATTCTTAATTTTATTAATACTTGATTGCATACCTAATGTCAAACCTATGTCTTCTAATCTTTCAAGTTTTCTTATAAAATAAAGTACTTCTTTTTTATTAAAATATAAATCAACAGATAAATCATGGCAATAATCTATGTAAGCAGGTTTACCTACAGAGGTATTACGTACTCCTATCATACTAAAAGTTTCTTCTAATAAAAACATTGCCCAAGTTTTAACTCCTACATGTGTATGAACTAAGTCTTCTCTTTCCCATAACTTATCTTTATCTGTAGCTATTCGTAGTGTCATTATGCATTCTCCATTTCTAAATCTACCCACTCTTCTCTCATGTTGTGATAGTCATACCCTGTTCTATACTTCTTATTAGTATACCAATCTGGTGCAGGTCTACTCTTCTCCCACTTGGCTATGTCTTTCTTATCATTCACATAATACTTTCTGTATGCTAATACACTCTCATCAGACGCACACTTGTATTCATCTGGCATACATTGTGGGTGTGGTGTACCTTGTCTGCTCATATGTTCAAAAGCAAAGCCAACATTATCTATTGTTAAGTCCATGATAACAGCTTGGCACTTGTGTATATTGTTATACCTTCTGGTGTACTCAAAGCATAGCTCCATGCCATGTCTCCATAGCCAATCATAATTATGTGCATCATCTCCTGCCCATAGTGTACATGGGTGGTT